GTTCGTGGTGTTAATGTTATACCAACAATTCAAATAAGATTAAAGACAATTTCATCCTTTATACCAATGACTATATTGTCAATCGACGTTGGTATAAGGAATTTAGCTCTATGTCTCCTCGATGAAGACCATGAGAACCTAGTGAGGGAGTGGGATGTTGATGGGATTCCACCACAACACGCCGATGGTGTCTACGTGTCCCTCCGAAATCACTTAGATGCTCGACCTTGGGTACTCAAAGCTAAAACTATTCTCATCGAGGAGCAACCCTCTTTTAATAAGAAAATGGTTTCAGTCATGCACTTTCTTCACGCGTACTTCATCATCAAGTGTCCAGAGGCTGAAACTATCATTTATCACGCCTCTCATAAGATTCCAGATATTTCTGGTCCAGGTAAAGCACAATACAATAAGAGGAAGAAAGCTTCTATTGAGCGGTGTGAAGCCTTTATCCGTAGTAATGGTGTGAATGCACACTGGATCGAGACATTCGTAAAGTCCAAGAAGAAGGATGACTTGGCAGATACCGTGATGCAAGCACTCTCCTTCGTGAATCGGAAAGAAGTGACACCAGCCTCTGTGAAAAAGAAGCAGACTACCAAGAAGTTAGTTGCTCGAAAACCCAATGAGAATCAAAAGAGGACAAAGTACTCCAAATGTAATTTAGCATGGATTTATTTGAACAAAGTAGAATGTGAAGTCCTCGAGAAGAACAAGAGGTTCATGAAGGACCTCAAGAGGTACTATCGGGACATTGAGGAGTTGATTAAAGATTTGAAGTGAGTAAAATATATACAATGAGTCTCACCATCCGTATGTTTGCCGTGAACAAGCCCAACTTGGACAAGCTCATCAAGAGTAACAAGCGTCTCAAATCCGCTTTTCACTCAAAGAAACCCCTAAGGAATACCCATCGTATAGCCCTCGATGAATTGGATACATTCTTGGAACTGGTGGATGATGCTATAGATGCCATGGATGAGACACAAAAGAAGTTGAATAAGCTCTATGATTTTTGTGGAGAGGTCCCCTTCGATGACGAGTGTAACTATTAAAGATTTGAACGGATACTCATCCATAATGGAAAATGTTCTCGATCATGGGTTCGTTAGGCTCGTGGATCACATGCCTCAAAAAGATTTGGATTCGTCCATCGTCCAATCAGCACGGGTATCCTATGGTGACGGTACCAAAACTTCACGTGGAGACCGTGGTCTCATCCGATATCTCCTACGACACTGGCACACAACCCCATTTGAAATGGTCGACTTCAAGTTTCACATAAAAATGCCCCTCTATATCGCCAGACAACACCTTCGTCACCGCACCGCCAGTGTGAATGAACTCTCAGCCAGATATTCTGTGGTGCCTAAAGAGTACTATGAACCTGATACCTATCGAGGACAATCCGAGGTGAATCATCAGGGTTCAGAGGGTACTATCGAACTCAAGGACAATCTTGATGACAAGGTGTCCCAACAATTGAGTCAATCATTTGACGTCTATGAAGAACTCTTGGAGAATGGGTGTTGCCGAGAACAAGCTCGTGGTACCCTCCCACAATCCACATACACAGAATTTTACTGGAAAATTAACCTTCATAACCTCCTCCACTACCTTCACCTCCGCATGGATGCCCATGCGCAACAGGAAATACGAGACTATGCGACAGCCATCTTCAACCTCGTGAAGCCCTTGGTCCCAATCACGATGGAAGCATTCATGGACTTTAGGGTCAATGCCATGCAACTCACGGGACCAGAGATTGAAGCCATCGCCACGGGAAAGGGGATTGAATCACCAGGTGAACGTAGAGAGTTTGAAGAAAAATTGAGGCGCTTAAATTTAAATATCGATACAAAATAAATGAATTTTCTTAAACCAGTGAGTAGTTCTATAGAAAATACTCTTAAAATACCCATCATTTTTACGCTTCTGGTGATGTATCAAGTTACACTCTCCCGTGATATCGTCTATATACCGAATAGGGTTGTGGTACTTTTTAATGAACAGTGGTTTCGTGTACTCTCCATCTTCATCCTGGCACTTAGTGTTACGAGTGATATAGAAATCGCTCTCCTATCTATGATCATTTTCATCGCCACTCTCTATGTTCTCAAGACTCCTGAGGAGCGTAAAAAAACTAGTTTCATATAATATATGTGGTGGGTGTTTCTATTATTGTATTGTTCCTATCTTATCCTAGGTCCTCACTGGGAATCAAAACTTCTCAAGGGTGAAAAACTTGCCATCGTTGATAGTAAAAGGGAACTTGGACGACGTGCAATCTTTATATCTTATGTAGCCCTTCTATTCATCGCATGGTTTTTACTCATGCCTTCTCAATCATCTTTCATGAGCGCGCTCATATTAACTGGTATGGCGACAACTGGTTTTCATATCAAATATGGTCCTGAAAAGCCCATCCCGACACATCTTCTATTGACAACATTCCTTCTCTATCAAGGATGGTCATACATGACGCTTCAACTTTGGCTCACAGTGGCACTCGTGACATTTTATACGTTGATACATGAAAATTTATATATCTCTTAAAATTAGAATGAAGATTCATATCGTTGGAGCTGGGCCCACCGGTATGTCCCTCGCATGGGAAATACTCAGGTCAACTGATCATGAAGTAACACTCTACGATAGAAAACTTTCAGGAGGTGGATCATGGTGGGAACCTGATGAAGAAGTTCGTGATCTCCACGCACATAGGATCGTATTCGATCGAGCATTTGTCAATACAAAGTCGATCTTCAATGAGATGGGAATTTCTTGGGATGATATATTTGTACCATCAGATGGTGCTAGTCACACTGCGTTTGCTCTCAGTTCTCTCAGCACGAAGGACTATGGCACCTTGATAACCCTATTTGCGAAAGTACTCACACAACCCAAAAGGTTTAAACGCTTTTCCCTCAAGGAGTCGTTGGGAACATTGTCTGAGAAGGGTCAAGCTCTTTTAGAAAGTCTCCCTCTGATTATGGATGGTGTCACTTGGGATGTCATGTCAGCCTATGAATTTGTAAGAAATTTGGATCATGTTGGTCTCTCCAAGTCATACACACAAAAGGTTTCAGGTAAAGTCATGTGTGATGCGATGGAAGAGGCAGTCATGGAAGCTGGTGGAAACTTTGTGTTCAATACAGAACTTGAGACTGTCGTGTACGGTGAAGATACGTACATGGCTACATTTTCAGATGGCAAAGTCATAGAAGATGGTATGCTCTTCTTGTGTCTCGATAATAGTCCAGCCATCAAGGTACTTGGAGATAATTGGGGTCCAGGTGCCGACAAAATAGTGAGTGAGAGTACATATGGTGCTATCAATGTTCTTCTCGACTACGAAGATATACTCGAAATAAAAACAGATCTCGAGATTGCTGCGAAAACCAAATGGAATCTCCAACCTAAAGTACTTTCAAATGGTAAAACTGTGTCATGTGTCATCTGTAATCTCACTGAGGAGATATTGGGATCTAAACCTGATATACTAAAGGCTGAGGTACTCAAGCAACTCGAACTCCCAGAACCTCTGGAGATGCGTATCGGTTGGGGTGCCGAGTGGCAAGGGAATACTTGGAAATTCACCCAATCCTCAGGGGTTCTCAGTCTCTATGGACAACTCCCATTCTTTGGGAAGTGTTCCAAGGTTGCGATGTGTGGTATGATGTCCCCGAGAAACACACCTTATTCGAGTATCGAGGCAGCTGTGGAAGTCTCTAGAGCCCTAAGTCATCAACAATTTGATACCAGGGAGCCTCTCCAGTCTCTCCTCTTGACACAGGTCGTGTCATTCGTTGTCGTACTACTTATAGTTTTAATTTTAGTATATCGTAATAGAAATCAATGAAGTTCATAGCGACTGTATATGAACCCATGTATGACTTCAATGATAAAAAGTATATCCGTTTTATAATTCCCCAAAAGGTTTCAGAAATTATACAACGAATGCATACGAATAAGTTACACCTACTCCTAAATAAAAATGTGGATGACCCCCTAGATGGGAGAGTTCTAAAAGTGAAGGTACCGTTCCGTTATAGGAGAGTGATGTGCAACGTCAAAGGACGTCCCATTCAGTCTCTAATAAAGGATGATGAAGCGGAAATTGAAATCAATTTCAAGGGTATTTGGAATGTTGGTGCTTATTCAGGCTTT